TACAATGCCACTAACTGACAGGGGCCGCACGATCATGGCCAGTATGAAGAAACAATACAGCCAAAAGAAGGGCGAACAGGTGTTTTATGCCAGCAAGAACAAGGGTACGATTACCGGTGTAGAGGGCCAGGCAAAGCGTGGACTGAGGCGGATGGTGAAGAAAGTCAAAGCAGCGAAGGGGAAGACGTGGCGACACTGACAGAGTTACTCCGTGACGTGGGCAATGAGCAGGTCACGATAAATATCAACGGAGAAAACTTCACCTGTTCCCGCACAGAGGCCGTAGCAAGGAGGTTGTATCTACTCGCCATAGGCGGGTTTATGCAGACCAAAGATGAGTATGGGGATATGGTGACAACCTACTTCAAGCCCAACGCAAGTGCAGCCAAGACAATACGCGAATACCTGGAGGGTAAGGCAAGCCAAGAGGCCCCCAAGGAGGGCAAGAAAAATGCCAGGGCGGGTTCGTTCGATGGGAGTATAGCCGGTAGGTTGAACAAGTTGGTGAATAAAGGGGAAGACAATGCAATTACCTGATTGGATGGAATGTGATAAAGTGGTTATGGAAGGTAAAGCAACAGCTTTGCAAGAGTTTATCTATTATCAAGAACCTGCTGGGATAGAAGCCCAAGAGCAATTTAGAAACGGATTGATAGCATTGATCGAAGAAATTATGCCTAATGCCAAGACCCCTACAAAAACCCAGTCTTAAAGAGCCGTTCCCGGACATACCAGAGTTCTGGAAAGACCCAAAAACGGGTCTGATCGTCCCTAAGCGGAAGGAAGCCAATGTGCAATGGCGTATAGACCTTCTAAACCGAGCCGAGAACGACGAGGGGATGCAGAAAGACCTTCTCGCAGCCTGTTCAGAGTCGATTTTGTTCTGGATCAATGCTTTTGCGATTACTTATCACCAGTTTGATGTCGCTCCTGATGGTCAAAGGATCGAATCCGAGCACCCAAATCAACCTATGATAACCTGGCCGATTCAAGATAAGCTTTTCAATGCCTTTGAGGAGTGTCTGGCAACCGGCCAAGACATACTTTTGGACAAAGCCCGTGACATGGGGGCCAGTTGGTGTTGTATTGATTTCAACCATCACTTGATGCTGTTCCGAAAAGAATCGTGTGAGCTTCTTGAGATGTCCCGTAATGAGGATTACGTGGACAAACCAGGAAATATGAAGGCATTGATGCAAAAACACGACAAAATCAATGAGTTTCTGCCAAATTGGATGCGACCCCCAGGTTGTTTCCGGGGCCAGAAGAACCGATCTCATATGCACTGGCACAATCCGATCACCGGATCGACTCTTGACGGCGAATCCACGACAAAGCATGCCGCCAGGGGCGATAGGCGTTTGGTCGGTCTGCTGGATGAGTTCGGGGCTGTGCAAAATGGGGCTGCGATGAGAACGGCCAGTCAACAGCACAAGCGTACCCGGTAGCGAATACAACAAGTGGCGATCTGACAAAACAGCCAATATTAAAGTGTTTGTCATGCCTTTCTGGGAACACCCAGAAAAAGGAGCCGGTCGATACGTCCAAAAAACCAAGGCCGGAAAGTGGGAGATCAGGAGTCCCTGGCTCGACTCCGAAGAAAAGGCCCGTGGACGCAAGTTCCTCGCAACTGAAGTTCTTAGAGAGGATACTGAACCTGGCCTCTCGTTCTTCCAAGAACAGAATATCGACGGCCATATCGCAATGCACGTTAAACCACCGACATCAACTTGGAGCATCAAGTGGAATCGGGCGATGAGCGATCAGGCGTTGATCCAGGCGATTGCCAACAAGGATCGGACCAATATCCTGGCCAAGCAACAGGGAACCGGGCCGCTCAAGCTCTGGTGTGACCTGATCGAAGGAAGACCGTCTCAGAAGGACAGTTACATCTTTGGCATTGATGTGAGTAAGGGCCAGGAAGCGTCGAACTCGGTGATCTCGATCAAGTGCCGGGAGACTGGGGAGAAGGTCGGCGAGTGGGCCAGTGCCGAATACCCACCTTATGAGTTTGCCCCCTTGACCGCGGCCATTGCCCTTTGGTTTGGCGGAGCTAAGCCGATGCAGTTGCCGTTCTTAAAATGGGAAAATAATGGGCCTGGTTGGGACTTTGGGCGGCTGATGGTGAAGAAGTTCCTGTATCCATTCTATTATATGAGCAAAGCCACAGGCCAGGTAACTGATCCACAAAAACGAACGTATGGTTTTCATATGGGTAGGGATAGCAAATATCTACTTCTATCTGCCTATGACAAAGCCCTCACAGATGGATCGTTTATCAATCATTCACTTGATGCCTTAGAGGAAGCCCGGCTTTATATCCATTATGAAAGTGGTGGAGTAGGTCCGGCTGTTATGCTCCATGAGAGTAGTTCATCCAAGCAGACCCACGGGGACCGGGTAATCGCCGATGCTCTGGCGAACGATGACACGGACTTCGCACGAAAGAAGCGGAAAGAAGAGACCAAGTATCCAACCAATACGGCGGGTCACAGGTTTTTGTCCCACATCAAGAACCGGGCGAGGCAGAGACACAAGCAGAACAAAGGTTTTGACTTTAGTATAGGGGGATGAGATGAAAGCGTTTGAAGAGTGGTCAGGTGGTGGGGAATACATGGAAGATTTTGAATATGCAGGGGCATATGCTGGTTGGAAAGCTGCATTGGAATGGATTCAAAAAATGATGATCGAAAATAAAATGACTAATGGACAGAGTTATAATATCGAAGATGAGATAAGACAAGAACTGAAAGACTAAAGGGGGATGAGATGAAAGTGTTTAGGAAGTATATGTTTGACCATTATCCCGATATAGAAGAGGATAGTTGGGATTGGAATCATTATCACGAATTGTGGAAAGCTGCATTGGAATGGGTTTTATCCTGGGAAACTGATCCTGAATCTATAGAGATTATCAAAAAAGAACTGGAAGACTGATGCCAGAAAAGACCTGTACAAAATGTGGTGTGGTTTATAAGGAACCGTTGGAGAAATGGTTTCATAAAAATTGTACAAATAAAGATAAATTATCTTGTCAATGCAAAAAATGTGTAGCAATTTATAAGGCACGGCGGTATAAAAAGGATGTAAAATACAAAGCAAACTTATATGCTGCAAACAAAAGATACAAACAAACTAAAAAAGGAAAAGAAAGACAACGTGTTTTGAATAGGAAAAGAACTACAGAAACATACGGATTAACACCAATGGATTATAATCGAATGTGGGTTAAACAAAAAGGATGTTGTGCTATATGCGGTAGGCATCAAGATGAATTTAAACGAAAATTGGCAATAGATCATAACCATGAAACTGGACAAGTACGCGGGTTGTTGTGTACAAGATGTAATACTTTAGTAGAAGGTGTTGCTGATAAAAATTTTATGCAATCAGCTTTGGAGTATTTAAACAATGCCGAGTAACGTAACGCCAGGCAAACTTGAAGAAATCGCTGAGTTGGGTTTCAAACGGGTCGAAACCTTTAGTAAGCGTGTGTCTTTGATGTTTAAGGAATATGTCCCTGAAATCTTCAGGATGGAAAAGGGAGAAGTTCAGGAACCTATCAATTTAATTTTTAACACGATTCGTGCTTATGTGCCCAACCTTGTGATGCAGGAACCTATTACAAATGTAATCACCCCGTACCAGGCTTATAAAAATTATGCAGAACTTCTTGGTCTTGGGCTTGATGCGACTGCTCGACAGATCAAACTCAAACAGGAATTGAGAGCCTGGATTACCAATGCGTTGTTTGGTTGGGGTATAATGCGGGTTGGCATCAAAGCCAGTGGTGAATTGTTTTCGTTTGATGATGTGTTTGTTGATCCTGGACAAGTATACGCTCGTAATGTAAGCCTGTGTAATTTTGGTTTTGATCCTGCGTGTACTGATATTCGGCAGGCTAAGTGTTTGTTTGATCGAGTTACAGTTCCTCGCCAGATACTGTTGGATTCTGATGGTTTCGATCACGATCTTGTCCGTGCTTTGCCTTCTACTCCGTCTGATAAGCAAACCAAAAAACAATTTTCTACTGTAACTAATGAAGCCAAAGACGCAATGGTCAGGTTGCAAGATGAAGTAGATATTGTTCAGATGTATGTGCCCGAAGCCGAATCAATCATATACATGGGCGATCCGTGTCAGAAAAAACACGGAAAATTCCTTAAACGCGAAGAATACAATGGGCCAAAAGAAGGTGGATACGTTTTCTTGTCTTTTTCCCCACCTGTTGATAGCGACCCGTTTCCAGTGCCCCCTGTATCTGTTTGGTGGACCCTGGCTAAAATAAGCAACAGAATTTTTAACAAGATGGTCCACCAGTTCGAGAACCAAAAAGATATTGGTTTATACAATCCCGCCCAGGTCGATACAGTGGATCAAATCAAAGAAGCTGTGACCGGGGATTGGATAGCCACTATGGATCCCAAGGGCATCAATATGGTGTCGATGGGGGGCCAGAATGAGAAGAATGAACGGTTTCAACAAGAGCTTTTGACGATCTATAACTTCATGGCTGGAAACCCGGAACTCATTTCTGGCCAGTCTGTTCCTGGTGGGAAGAGTACGACGGCCACAGCAGTTCAGGCTCTTCAAAATAATGCCTCTATTGGGATAGAAGACCTACGCAATATCCTCTATGATGCTACTGGTGAAGTCCAACGCCGGTTGGCGTGGTATCTCCACACTGATCCCTTCATTGAACTCCCACTTTCCAAACGAATGAGCGGCGGGGAAGAAGTTGAGTTGGTCCTCACCCCAGAACAACGACAAGGTGATTTTCTTGATTACACCTTTAAGATCGTAGCTCGGTCGATGACCCCTCTCGATCCAATGGTCCGATCCAAACGGATTATGGAGTTCTGTACGAATATCATACCGGGTGCAGCCCAGACCGCGATGGTTATGATGCAGATGGGACAGCAGTTTAATCTAACCAAGTATCTAAGCCAGGTTGCATTCGAGATGGGGATTCAGGATATTGTCGAGGATATATTCATTGATCCTGAATGGCAAACTAAAATGATGGTGATGATGACCCTCAATCCGCCGAATCTGGGCAAGGCTGGAACAGGCAATTCGCCGGAGGGAGCGACACAGAACAAGGGGAATCCGATTATCGTTATGAAGATGGGGAGAAACGATTTCCTTATTGTCCTGAATGCGGGACCGTGATGAAACATGGGGTGGCACGTACAACTTCTGATTATTGTCATATTTCAGATTCGTTAGCCATTCACCCAGATCAGATACCTGAGCATCGTAAACGGTTTCCGAATGTAGAAGTGTTACCTGATGGGCGTCCGAAGTTTAATTCAGTTCGGCAACAGCAAAAATATGCTAATGCTTGTGGTTTTGAAAAACAGCCGCAGAAGCATTGGGGAATAAAGGGGAGACGAATTGCTTAAAAAGAAATGTTCAAATTGCGGGGAATTACAACCTTTATCTGAGTTTAGAAAAAACAAACTTGGAAAAGACGGGCATCATACTAAGTGTAGAACTTGTGAAAAAGCCTATCAAAAAGGCTATTATAGACGACCAGGCGTAAAGGAACGGCGTAAACAATGGAGAGACCAAAGAAAAGAAACTCATCCTGGATTATGGGCAAAACAAAAACTCAAATACAATCTTAAAGCAGATCATGGGG